ACTCAACTCTCCTTGTATCTCAGCATCCATCTCTTCCATCAACTCATCATCTTGTCTAAAGATGTGTTGACGCACCCAACGATTCGAGTAATACTTGCCAATTGCGCCTGTTTGTAGCAGCGCTTGGAAAGCAGTAATCTTATCATTCATTATCTCTATTTCTTTTAACTCAGAGAAATAGTTGTCTTTTGCATACTCAAACTTAATACTAGGAGAGAAGTTCTTCCAGTCTTCTTGAGTAATAATACCTTTTAGGACGAGCTGCTTTTCTAATGCTTTTAGGAATACGTGATTGAAACGAGTACGCAATCTAGCAATAAACTTAGCAAACTTAACTTCGTCTCTAGAAATTTCTGTAGCACGGCCAATTGTAAATCCTGTTTCTGCCTCGAGGCGTGACACAGGAACGTTTAATGACTTGAACAATACTTTCTGGAAGTATTCAACATCAGTCATCTCACCTAAGTTTTGGCCACCTGGCAATGTCTCGATCTGAGTACCACGATTGCCTTCACGGCGGGGTAACCAGAAATCTTCCAGCATCGTCATAAACTTACGATCGTCACGGATCTCTCCAGTGGACGCATCATAGACAACTTTATTCTTATGGCGAGTCATCATATCACGAAGATATTGCTCTGCCTTCATTTTTGGAAGATTACCTACGTCAATATAAAATATACGACGCTCAGGTGCTCTTGAAATTCTATAAATGATTGTTGCATCTTCAAGCGCTCTCAATTGATTGAGTGGCTTGATTGCTTTGTGTAGGTACGATATGACTAATGAATTCGTCTTGTCTAACATACCAGACGTTACATAAAGAATACTGTCTTTAGCAATCTTTATACCGGTCGTTGTAGTAGACGCAGAAGCAGGACCAGATGATGGACGCCCACCAAAGCCCTTTTCATTGTATATGTAATATTCTTGCTCACCAACCGTAACATCCGCTGAGGAATAGTTATTGTTTACTTTCTTACGTTTGGTCTCTTTAATCTTTTTGATCTTGCGAGGATCAATATATCTTAATTCTTGGATCCCCTGCTTGGGATCGTTCTTGTCAATGATTGCTTGATAATATAACCGACCATCAACATACCAACGCTTGAATACATCGTATCCTTGATGTTCGAAATCGAACAAGCGCATGATGTTGTTAAATTCTTGATGGAATACTTTTTTAACATTGTCAGGTAAATCTCTAACGTTATCAAGATTTAACTTGATTATATCATCGCTATCTTGAATAATAGCTTCGTTTACAATATCATCAACTGCAGATTCTACCTCTGCATGCATAACCATTTCACGATACTTGGTTACCAGTTCTGATTCGTTTTTTGCCGCACCCTCTAAATCGACAACTGTTCCATAGGAACCACCGGCAGCTACTACTAGCGACCCGTCATCGTTTTGTTTAGGGATAAATTCATCAAGGTTCTGCTTCTCAGCAGTCGCTCTCCTACGGAACTCAAAGCCTAGGAACTCCATATTAACTCCAATTAATGAGGCTGGATTTAACCAGCCTCCATATTATTAAGCACCGCCGGCGTCGCCGGTTGTTCCGCCACTAACTTCCCACCAATCGTAAGCAAATGTAACCTGGAATTCTTGAATTGAATCTGTTGAATTCCAATCTAAATCAATCGCAGATACTTCCACAGGGAAAATACCATTAAATGTATATTCTCTGATTGGTACACCAGTTTTTGAATACTGTTGTACTTGGGCTGTTGATTTATATAGTAGAGGTGATGCAGCGCCAAATCCTCTCAAGTTTCCTTGGAAAGTATTAATTTGGTTTGACCACTCTTCCATTGCATTACGGATCAGGAAGTCTTCATCGTTAATTACAACGACTGTCCATTCCCCAAACGTTCTGTCTCCAGCCAATCTAATTTTACGACCGAAGTAAGGTACTTCAATAACTCCCAACGTTGCTGCTGGAATTTGTGAGGCTCTTACCATGAAAGGGATCTTAATGTCCCCTACAGAGTTGGCGGGGTTAGACATCGTCACTTGGAACAGCGAATTACGCGCTCCGCCAAGTGTTAGCTGACTTCTAATCTCGTTTACATTAAATGCCATTTTTTGTTCTCCTTATTCTTATTTATTCGGGATTAAAACTGACCCACGACTTCAGAGAACTCAACACCTGTTCTAACCGCTACGAAGTTCAACTGGATAAAGTTGATAGACTTAGCTGGCTTGATATAGATGTCACCAATGAACTGATTCGAATCAATGACTTGCGTCGTATTGTTAGAATCGTCGCATACAACCTTGAACGCTGTAATACCACGACGACCTTGTACATCACGCAAGAATGGCTCGACTAGATTCTTAAATTGTGAGCGAGAAAATTCATCATTGAATTCAAACAACAATGATTTAGCTGCTGTTGCAATTGCTTTCTCTAGCACAATAAACAAACGTCGTACGTTAATACGATCGAATGCAGATGGAGTGCTCAACAATGTTTTATCGCCGAACAATACAGTACCTTGACCAGGGAATGTAACAACTGGGTTAACTCCTGCCTTGTAAAGGATATCACGATCTGTCTTATTTGGGTTATAAGCTAACTTAATAATGTTCTTGATTTGTCCGCGGTTGAAACCAGCTGGAGAGAACCAAGGATCGCGTGTATCATCTGTTCTTACACATAGACCAGCGGTATCGCCGTTCATGGGTACATAGCGGTATACGTCGTTGTATTTGTCGTACTGGTATTTGTAACCAGAATCCATTACACCATATGAAGTAGAACGTAAGGTGTTACGGAAAGTAATAATTGCATCAGCCTCTCCCCCAACGTTGCGAACAACGTCTGCTCTATCTGGCGACACAAACACAACACAATCTCTACGATTCTCAGCTATATTATCAATTAGATAATTTGCTAGTTGCTCGCCGTTTGTGCCTCCGCGTGCTTTACCTGTCAATACCAAGGAGATATCAACGCCTTCTGCTGATCCATACAAATCATATCCGCGAGCTAGGTCTCCAAACACTACATCTGTTTCATTAGGACCATCTGATCCATCTTGGAACGACATAGAAAGTGGTTTTGTGTTGGTAGATGTTAATACATTTACGGCTGTATTAGATACAGCATTGGTACGATCGTTAGCTAACCAGATATATGAAGATGAATCGTTAATTACTGTCTTATAGTAATTTGAAGCACCGTCGACTGTCTTAGCATCGGAAGCACGTGAAAGACCACGATATACTTCTAGTACTGTGCCAGGAACGCCTGTGAATTCGCCATCTTCATCAACAACTGCAATGTGCACTTCATCAATAGCAGATGTGTTACCAAAGTTAGACACATATGAAGATGTGCCTGGAGCACGGTCTACTGAATTAAAGAATTCCCAATTGCGGACCAAATCTTGGCTAGCCAAGTTTGCTGCAAGGTTGTACGTACCATCAAATGTTATATTGAAATATGCATGCGTAGCATTAACTGTTGGCGCAGCATCAAAAGTAGAAATCTTCAAATATTGTTTGCCAATAGATGAATTACCAACGGAAATTATATCACCTACTGTCAATTGAGTAATATAACCAGCTGCAATGGTATTAACTGTTACTAAGTTGGCACCAACAGCATTAGCAAATTTAACTGTAGCTGTATTAGAACCAACACTAAGTGTTATACCACTTAGCGATGTGTTTGTATTAACAGATGTATTGGAAATCAAATTGACTTGAGCAGAGTATGCGTTTGTTGAATCACAAACGGATATCTTCAAAGAGTTACCGGCAAGGCCAGGCCACTTTGCAATGAATAATACGTCTGTATCACCAGCAAGTGTTCCGTCGCCATCTTTCTGATCAAAATCGTCTTGATTTTTGATATTGAAAACAGTACGAGTGGTAATGGCTCCAGTATTTGCTAATGAGTTCCATACACCAGCTGTGTTTGTAGCGGCGGTTGTATTAGCTGAACGAACAACATACAGTTTATTACCGTATGATAAAAAGTTCGCAGCAGTGAAAAAGGTTTCGGCGTTGTGGTTCGTAGGCTTACCGAAACGAGCAACAAGAGTGGATTCTGAATCAATCAGAATTCTTGTGTCTACTGGACCCCACTTGAAAACCCCTGCAATTGCGCCTTCAGTAGAAGAAACAGCAGGAGTTACGGTAGTTAGGTCGATTTCGGAAAAGTTTACGCCAGGACTAACTTGAAATGGCATTTGTGTCTCCCCTAATAAAGGTTATATATTGTAACTTCATGGTATTTATAATTTCGTTAATTTAACAGCCAGTTGTCATTATTTTGCTGGACGGCAATAACTGGTTGCTCTTCAAAAACATCTTGGCCGTCATCTACAATACCAAACGGAGTCAGTGCCTCCTCAATCATGTTTTCCTGATCATTATATATTCTTTGTCTTAAATCGGTGCTTGTCAGCTCTTTTACAAATGGCTGCTCAATCATCCACGAAAACAAAACACATGGCATAACAAGGTCATCATGTCCCTCTTCTGCCTCATAAGAATTTCCTTTTGCTGAAAAACGGTACAATTCCTGAATCAGATCAAAGTCGTTCAGAATAATCTTGTCGTTTTCCACCATTGATTTAAAGTTTGAACATCCAACTCTTTTGACGGTTGTTGATGTTTTTACACCAAGTAAAGCAGATCCACTAAATCCTCCAGTAATCCTTTGTCCGGATCTTTGGTCAGAAGAAGTATAAAAGATGTTCTCATACTCGTGTTCATAATATAGGATATCCGCAACTTGTTTGCCAATATCATTTGATTCTATTAAACAGTACGCCATGTTGTAATGTTTAGCAAATTGGTATATTATAGAAGGATATAATAATGACGAAATCGTATTGTTCCTGTACACAGCTACAACTTGGTATGGAAACTCGGTTATGTCGATTATCACAAACGCGGAATAGTCTAAACCCAAGGCCCTTGACGTATCAGCAATAAGTGTATATAATCGGCCTTGAGCCGGTTCAAGATATACCTTAATATCCTCTGAGGTCTTCAGCGGAGTTGAGTAAGTTAACATCTTTAACTTTGTTGGACTAATTAAAGTATTAGAAGAACCTAAGAATTCGCAATCGTATTCCTGTCTGAACTGTTCCTCAGACGTGTTTCTAATAACTTCTGCTTTCCAAGCAACATCTCTACCCGGTACTTGAGACCAATGAACGTCTACACGTTTATAGTCATTTCTTTCTTCTTCACTATCCTTCCACAGCTTGTAAAACATATTCAACCCGTTTGGAGTTGATGTGATTACAACCTTTGTTGTTTTACCAGATGAAATTGTAGGGTAAACAGATTGGAAGAAATCCTCTTGCATATTATTAGGTACGAATGCAAACTCATCCAAGTAGATTAAGTTCTGAGATGTACCACGAATTGCTGATGAAGATGTAGCGGATGCTAGAATCTTGGAACCATTAGCAAGTTCGATATAACCTTTATTCCACTCAACAACACCTTGCTGTAGCCATTTTGGCAAATGCTCAAATGCAAGCTGTATTCTTCCTAAGATCTCACGTGCTTGCGATAACTTATTAGCAAGAATAGCAACTGAGTAATTCTCATTGAATAGGACATAATGTAAAAGAATCGATGCGACCGTTGTTGTTTTACCAACCTGACGAGGCATCTTACATATTACATAACGCTCTGACTCAACTAACTTGACAATGTCTCTTTGGAAGTCCCACATATCGAATGGAACAAGACCCTTATCAACGTTTACAATCTGGACATATGTCTCAATAAAATATAATGGATCACGAGCACATTTTGCATACTCTATAACTTGTTCTCTGGAAAACTCTAATGTATCCCTGAGTCCAACAAGGTTTTGATTACCATTATACGACATTATTTAATATCTTTTATGTTGTTTGACTTTAGTGCTTTTAGCAATTCAGCAGTCGAACCAACAAACAAATTATTATTAACGGTTTGAGGATTGAGAGCATTATCAGCTTTCTCAATCTCTTTTCTCTTCTTAGTTAAATCTAGTAAATCTTTATTTGCTTCAACCATTGTTTTAACAAGATTGGCAGCAACCTCATATGCTCTTGGGTGTTGACCCATACCAGCAACATCGAGGATTCCCTGAAGTGCTTCGTTCCCCTTTTCTATCGTATTGATAATATTACCACGAGCATATTCAAAGTCGTTGGTGACTTGATCGCTTTGGGTAGCGGGAAGGATCTCTTGTTTTTGCAAAGGAGCAATACCTAAGCTTTGAGATATTTTATCCGTTGAGTTTGACGATGAATCCATAGTTACTATTCGCAGTTATTTCATTTCTATCAATAGACAACGAAGCATTGGATGTTGGCTGGCCATTTGCCGTTAAGCCTGGTTCAACGGTTGCTCTATCTACAGGATCTACAATATTGCCAATTGCTGCATCGATACTATCAAATCCTGATGTATCAAAGAAGTTTGTGTTGGCAAGTGTAATCACTTTAGATTGTCTTACTGGTCCGTAGAAATATCCTTTCATTATAAAATCAAGTGTCCATGTTATTACGCGTCTTTCTTCAAAATTGCCTTCGTAGGAATCTTGCGGAGTTACGTTTAATAACACAGTCGGGACATCTAACTTGTATCCCATTTCTGGTAATACATTAATTGTTGCTGTCCATTCCGGCGTAAAGTATGGAAGAATTTGCTCAAGGATCTGAGTGCCATCTTCTTGATTCTTTACCATAATATATAGCGAGAATGAAATATCGTATGGAACTGGATTGTACTGATATTTTAGTTGCTTTGGATCCGCATCAACTTTTGCGCTTCTATTAATAGTAGGCAATTTTCTAGTTGGCGAATATGACATAGTAGTAATTTCAAATGCCATTCTTGGCAGAATCATTGCTACTGGTCTTTGTAAATTTGGATCGGTATCTAACCTTGCAAGCACCTTTTCTCTTGGTGCATACATTAACGGAACCTTGATTGTGTTCGTTACATTGTGTACAGAATCAACTCTATTAACATATATGTCATTAAACAACGTTCCGAACAACGTTACATATTTTCTTAGAGTGCCGTGATAAAAGGTACTAAACATTACGGAGCATTCTCACTAAAAGGATTAATCTGTGTGAAGTCAATAAAGTCATCTGCTTCTGCTTCTATCTCATCATTCTGAGCTGTTGGATCGTTAACATCGATGTCGTATGCTTCTTGGACGATTGAGAATCCATCCTCGTCCTTCAACTCCAAACGAGACTCAGTAGCAATTGTCCAGTTATTAAGCTCAATGTTGTAATCTCTCTCGATACGGTCAATATCACGAATACCAGTATTAAGAAGCTCACCGCTGTATTCGAACATTTCACATTTAATGTCAAAGAACGGTAAAGAGCCAAGAGGCATCATTACTGGGAACTTCTCGACATAGGAAATTTTAAATAGACGCTTAGCGACTGGAAGATATATTAGGTCACCCTCGCGTGGTCTAATGATTCCAACAGGATTTGTTATCTCGTCTTGGAACGTTCTTTGAGATATTGAGAATACCATTGTATCTCTAATCTCTAAGTTAAACTTCTGTAGGAATTGTCCTTCTCCGCCAAACTGATCAAACGACTTAACATAAACGTCAACTAATAACGCACGTTGGTATTCATTCAATGCATCTTCTGTATAGATTGCATCTTTATCAACAGTCTCTCTTGGCAGATAGTAGATATCAATTCCGTTTATGCGGATTGATTCTGCAACAAGATCAGCAAGGAGATCTTGCTCCATGCTTGACTGAAAGTTGTTTACATAGACGGACGTTGCCAAAATG